CCAGTCCAACCTTGACCGCAGATTTTATTGCAGGTCAGCTTACTATGTCTGGTAACTTAAATCCTGCTCTAAACAGTACCTATACTTTGGGCAATGCCGCTAATCAATGGCAGGGTGTGTACCTTGGCAATAGTGGCGTTTACATAAAAGATATAACCACAGGATTTAACACACAACTGTCAGTTGACTCTGGAGTTTTGTCTTTGGCCAATATTACTCGTGTGCAAGTTGGTAATATACAACTAACCAACACTGGCTTACTCAGCACCGTCAGCACACAAGATATTATCATTGGCACGGCAGGTGACTCTGGTAATACTGTAATTAATAATGCTGGCGTTAAGTTTACTGATGGCTCAGTTCAAACCACAGCTGCAATACCACTGGTACAAAAAGGTAACGCACTTGGTGTCGTTCCACTAAACGCATCTACCAAGATTGATCCTATCTATTTGCCTTCGGGAGCAATCACATTCAAGGGTGTATGGAACGCTAGTAATAATACTCCAACACTTGCCGATGGCACAGGAACCAACGGTGACGAATATGTAGTTGGTGTTGCTGGAACACAAAACTTAGGTTCTGGTAACATCACTTTTGCTGTTGGAGATTTTGTGTTATATACCTCCGCCAATGTCTGGGTTGATATTCCTGTTGGATCAACTGGAGTACAATCATTCAACGGCCGAGATGGCATCGTAACACTACAAAGTGGCGATGTAACCAACGCATTGTCTGCCGGATCTATTACCAATAGTTATTTGGCCAACACTGGTATCAATATAACTTATAGTGGCGGACTTTCTGGCAATGCATCAGTTGATCTTGGCGGCACATTGGCATTGACCAACTCGGGTGTCACTGGCATCACAGCCGGAACTGGAGTTACTATCAGTGGTAGCACTGGCAATGTTACTGTTAGCATCGGACAGGCAGTTGGCACAGCCAATTCAGTATCGTTCCAATCAGTAAGCTCTACTACAACCGTAGCGGCTACAGGCAACATCACCGGTGGTAATTTAGCCACAGGCGGTCGTGTAGTGGCCACAGGCAACATCACAGGCGGCAATTTAATTGCCATTGCTAATACCACCACCGCTAACTTGTCTGTAACCGGCATCAGCAACTTAAATTCTAATGCCAATGTAAAAATTACCGGTGGTAGCACAGGACAACTGTTGAGCACAGATGGTACCGGCAATTTGCTCTGGATCAGTTCGGGTAATATCGCCCCAACATCGGGCACTTGGACACCCACTCTAGTTCCAGAAACTGGCTCTTACACATTAACCATCAACAACACTTATTATCAAAAGATTGGCGGTGTGGCATTCTGCACATTTGACATTACCATTGCCAGTCAATCCACTCCAAATGGCAATATAATCATGGGCAACTTGCCGTTTACATCGGCTAGCACCGCGGCCACCACCGGATCGTTGGCAGTGTCATTTTACACAAGTATGAACTCACCTACTAATGTAGTGGCTGGCACCGTGCCTGGATCGGCTACCACAGTGACCATGTATTGGCAAGGTTCTTCTGATACCAAAATGGATCCATTGACACATAATAGGCTTAAGGCAACCACTCGATTGGTTGGATCAGTTTATTACGCAACAGTATAAAGATATCAAATGAAAAAATTACTCTTAGTATTACTATTCACGCCTCTGGCCGTATGGGCACAAATCAACGCTCAGTGCCCCCAATTCACAGTCAATGGCACACCACAGTATCAAGCACAGCCCGGCGATCAAGAGTTGTGCAAATCAAACTATGCCATCATTCACCGGTGCGGTGTCAAGGCTCCTATTGCTGTGTTTGAGCATGTGTCACCGGCCATGATCAACGGCACCAACAAACGTCGTGACGACTTCCGTCCTGACCCACAAGTGCATCCACAGTGTCAAGCACAGTTAAGTGACTTTGCAGGGCAACCTTATGACCGTGGACACATGGCGCCAGCTGGTAACTTTACACACACGCCACAGGCCATGAGTGAAAGCTTCTTCTTAAGCAACATGGTAGCACAAGTGCCTAACAATAATCGTGGTATCTGGAAACAGTTAGAAACTTGGGAACGCTTTTGGGTTCTCAAAGGTGGTGACTTCTACATCATCAGTGGTGGCATTTTTGCTCCTGGACATAAAACCATTGGCAACGGTGTAGGTGTTCCAACACACTTATACAAAGTTATCATTGACAAAAATACCAAAGTTGTTACAGCATATCTAATGCCTAATGCCCCACTACCAGTGCAAGATTTACCAAAATATCAAACTACAATGACCGCTGTTGAGCAAGCAACTGGCATTAAGTTTAATCTAGGCCAATAATTCTAGTCCGCTAAGGACTAAAAGCGTAAATACAATATGTCATTTGATGCTTCATCCCTAGCAAAAACACCTTATAAAAAACAAGTCTATACTAAGAAACAGTTAGAAGAGTTTGCCGCATGTGCAGATCCGGTGACTGGCCCTGAGTATTTTATGGACAATTACTTTTATATACAGCATCCTACTCGGGGTAAAATGCAGTATCATCCATACGAGTATCAAAAACGCTTAATCAATACCTATCATAACTATCGCTATAGTATCAGTATGATGCCGCGCCAAACAGGTAAATCAACCAGCGCCGCTGGCTACTTGTTATGGTATGCTATGTTTGTACCAGATTCAACCATTCTTATCGCCGCACACAAGTATGATGGTTCACAAGAAATTATGACTCGTGTGCGCTATGCTTATGAACTTTGCCCGGATCATATTCGTGCTGGTGCCACTAATTATAATCGCGGAAGCATAGATTTTGAAAATGGCAGTCGTATTATAAGTGCCACAACTACTGAAAATACCGGTCGTGGTATGAGTATATCATTGCTGTATTGTGACGAGTTTGCGTTTGTGCGACCCAACATTGCCACAGAATTCTGGACTAGTATCAGCCCAACACTTGCAACTGGTGGTAAATGTATTATTACTAGCACCCCAAACTCAGATGAAGATCAATTTGCACTACTGTGGAAGGGTGCAAATAAGATGGAAGACAGCAACGGCAATCCGCAAGAAGTAGGCGTCAATGGATTCCGTGCATATCGTAGTTATTGGCAAGAACATCCAGACCGTGATGAAGCCTGGGCAGTAGCACAACGGGCACAACTTGGTGATGATCGTTTCCGTCGAGAGATGAATTGTGAATTTATAATTAATGATGAAACACTAATTGCCCCGGCAAAACTCATAGATCTCGAGGGTATTGAGCCGGTGTATCGTACTAGCCAAGTACGCTGGTATAAACAACCAGAACCTGGAAAAATTTATGTTGTAGCCCTGGATCCTAGTCTAGGTACTGGAGGCGACCCTAGTGCCATACAAATATTTGAAGCAAACAGTACAGTACAAATAGGCGAGTGGAAACACAATAGAACCCCTATTCCTGAGCAAGTTCGCATACTTGCAGACATTATAAAATACATTTACGGATTTGTTAAAGACGAGCAGTCAATCTACTACTCAGTAGAAAACAACACCATTGGTGAAGCTGCTTTGATTTCAATTGAACAATACGGCGAAACAAATATTTCAGGGTATTTCTTGTCAGACCCTACCAAAGGAGCCGGCCGTTACCGGAAGGGATTTAACACTAGCACCAAAAATAAACTCACTGCCTGTGCCAAACTAAAAACGCTGATAGAATCAAATCGCATGAAAATTCATAGCAAACCTTTAATATCTGAGCTTAAAACTTTTGTAGCACACGGTGTTGCCTATGCCGCAAAACCCGGCGAAACTGATGACTTAGTCATGGCTGCATTGCTGGCTGTACGCATGATGCAACTATTACAAGAATACCACCCAGAAATGGATGCACAAATGCGGGACTTTGGTGAAAATATTGACCGCCCATTGCCATTCATTGCTATGATGCGATAAAGCTAAATACTACACTATGGCCCAGAACAACGCTAATCAAAAACTCAATGACTTATTAGTCAGTAAAAACTTCAGTCCACAAGCCCTTGATAATCAAGGCAAGCCGGCTGCAAATCCACAAGATGCTACATTATTTTCTTTTGACTATACAGCAGACTCTGGCAAAGATTACGGCACAGTGGCTATTTTAATCAATGATGATGTAAGTGTTTATTTTGGCGATAATCTTGGTAAAAGCATGGAACCAGAAGACAAAAATGATTGGTTTGATTTTTTATACCAAGTCCGCCAATTTGCCATGCGTAATGTTCCTGGAAACTTTAGTACGCAGGACCTAAATAAATTAAAATATTCCTTAGCTGGCCAAGCCGCTATCAAGGAAGGCCTATTTGAATCATGGTCGGGAACTAAGAATACTTCCTGGAATGGCCGGCCCACAGAGGCCCGTTTGATGATTAAACACAAGAAAACAATCGGCGAAGGTGATGCTCGCTTCCGCTATGTAGAGTCATTGTTTGTAGAAACCGCAGATGGTGAGCGTTACAAATTACCATTTACAAAGTTAAGTGGCGGTCGCGCCATGGTTGAACATGTACGCCAAGGTGGCAAGCCATATGATGCTCGCGGTCAACACATTGGCACCATTGTACAAGAAATGAATGTATTGAGTAGATTCCGCAGAGCCAATCAAGGTCGAATCTTTGAAGGCGAGACCCAACAATTGGTAGAACAAGCTACTCATTATTACGAAACACTACAGCATACCCTTAAAAGTTTAAGTAGTAAAACTGGATATGGCAAGTATTTTGAAGCCTGGGATCCAGCTGCAATATCAGATGAAGATGTTATCATTGAAGACCTGCGTCATATGTTTGTTGAAACAAATATTGATTCACGCATTGAGCAAGCACTGCCATTATTGGCAAAATTACAAAGAGAAACTGCTATGAAAGAAGCTAATATATTTGAAGATTGGGCAAATCTTATCACCGAAGGTACATGGGCTTTGCCAGATACTAAAGAAAAACAAACACAATTAATTGCATTGTTAAGTCAAGAACTGCCTGTTGGTGCCGATGCAACCAACGCCACAGAACAATTATATGATTTGTTAGGCGATGACGAATTGTTTGACCAATTAGCCGATCTTGCTAGTGAAGATGCAAATGCAGATGCTCGCAATATTATTATAGCCCGTTTAGAAGAATTAAAAGATAATCATGATGTAGCACAGGTTATTGGACAACTCAAAGTTGGCGAGCCAACAGAACAACCAGTCCAGCCAGTGCAACCAGAACAACCAGTAGCAGAAAGTGCTATGAGCGAAGTAGATATTTTATTGCAAGATATTGCCCGCGGGGATGTAGACATTTATAATGTGTATGCTAATCCAAAATCTAATATTGAAAAATTTGTTTCAGACCAAATTCACGAAAAATATGATGATATTGTAATTGATAAAGGATTACATGCGGATGATGATGTTGAGCAAATTTTACAAATGATTCAAGATGATTTGGCCAAAGATTATGGTGTAGACGAAGGATGGAAAGGTCGTGCGGCTGGTACTGTAGCTGGTATGGCACTTGCTCCAGAAATTCCAGGCAGTGGTATGGTTGGTGGTGCTATTGGAGATAAACTTGGCGATATGTTTGATAAAAAAGAAGATGGCGAAATGAATGAAAATACCGCTCTTACAGGTCAATACGGACACAGTGGCAAGCTCAAAACAGTAGATGCAGTAGACGCAGACATGATGGACCGCATTAAATTCTTAGCAGGAATTACAAGATAGATAAATAAACATACTAGAAAGGCAAAACACTTTGCCGTTCTAGCTTGTAAACACAGACCTAGATGTGTATAATTACTAGGCAAGCAACTTAAATCTAAAAGTTTTAGATAGGCAACACATTTTATACAACTTAGAAAGGCATCTTAAAATGGCATCATTAGCAGAAATCCGCGCCCGTTTAGCGCAATCAGAAAATAAACAAGGTGGCAACTCAGCCACAGGTGGCGACAATTCAATATATCCACACTGGAATATTCAAGAAGGTCAAAACGCTACACTCCGTTTCCTCGCAGATGGTAATCAAAAGAACACATTCTTTTGGCAAGAACGAGCAATGATTCGTTTACCATTCAATGGTATCAAAGGCGAAATGGAATCTAAACAAGTTCAAGTTCGTGTACCTTGCGTAGAGATGTGGGGAGAAACCTGCCCAATTCTTACAGAAGTTCGCACTTGGTTTAAAGACTCAAGTTTAGAAGAAATGGGTCGTAAGTATTGGAAAAAGCGTGATTATATTTTCCAAGGCTTTGTTCGCGAGAATCCTCTTGCTGACGACAAGGCACCAGCAAACCCAATCCGTCGTTTCATTATCGGACCTCAAATCTTTACACTTATCAAAGGTGCATTGATGGATCCAGAGTTGGAAGAATTACCAACTGACATCCTTAAGGGTCTCGATTTCCGTATTAGTAAAGGTAGCAAAGGTGGCTTTGCTGATTATTCAGGTTCCAAGTGGGCCCGCAAAGAATCAGCATTGACAGAAGCTGAACAAGCCGCTATCGAACAGTATGGATTGTTTGATTTAAGTACATTCTTGCCTAAGCGTCCAGGCGAAGTTGAACTTAAGGTAATGAAGGAAATGTTCGAAGCAAGTGTTGATGGTCAGAGTTATGATACAGAGCGTTGGGGTCAGTATTTCCGCCCAGCAGGTGTTAATGCTCCAGCAGGTAGTGCTCCAGCTGCTGATGAAAGTGCTCCGGCACCAGTAGCCAAAGCTACACCAGCACCAGCGTCTATATCAAGTAATTTTGATGATGAAGAAG